ATTTTCTCAACTCCATTTTTAATAACCACACATTTTTCAGTAGGGATACCAAACATCATTCTAAATTTTTCATAATTCCAATGAGAATTAAAAACATACCAATCATATTTGTGATGATTAGCTTTATTTTTAAACCACGGATATAAATTAGGTTGATCGTAAGAATTTTTTTGCCAAAGTACATTAAGTTTATTAGGATCTAAAGGTACTTTACCCGGTACGCTAGTACAAATTTGTACTTGATCTAATAAATTTTTATCTACGTATTGATGTAGAAAACCTAATTGTAATTCAGTTCCACCTTTAGGGCTTTGGTTTCTTATTTTCATTCATAACTTTCTGGAAAACATCCAATCCTTTCGGTGAGACGTGAACTGTAATATCTGTTACAATGTCAGGACCCTCTACTTTCTCTTTAGACGTTTCGCCTGTTTTTGTGTTTCTATAAATTGTTACCGTTGTGCAATCTATTTTATGTATATTATCCGTTTTCATTCTCTCTGTTTATAAGCGCATAACTAACTACTACTTTAAGTTTATTAGCAGTTTCTGCTTGAGCTTTTATAGCATCTCCTGCTTCTAAATTCAACCCTTGTTCTGTAGCGTTGACTGTGCTTGTAGCAGGTATGTCTTTTCTAAAAAATTCTACATCTGTACTAGCAGATGAATCTCGTAAGTCACAATTAACCAGTACGGCTCCGGTACTATTATTAGATACATATACAGATTTTATAATAGCTATAGCAGACGTAGATATCGTTAAAAGAGTTGTCATGGCCGTTCCGTCTAATATTTTGCTAGCGTTTTTATATTGTATTGTCATGATAAAAAGTAATTAAAAGCGTCTTGTTCGTTTTTTAAATCTTCTTGAAAAGAAAAATTAAGTTGTTGTTTCATAGTAGTCATAGACTCAATAATTTGTCTTTGATTTTCTACGTCATACTCTTGTGCAGGTTCAGGTATATAGTTAGTTAGTTTAGCCATTACGCTCTATTTATTTTTCTTAATGTCTTAGCAAACCTAGCTCTTTGACCTAATTTACCTTTTGCCTTAGCTGCTTTATTTAATTTATCTAAAGGTATCTTTTCACCTTTTTTAATATTTAAAGCTTTTCTTAAAGAACCTGGTTTTTTAATTGCTTTTTTAATATTTAATCTTTTAGTCATTATCTTCTCCCGTCTGGTTGTGCATCCATTCTAAAACTACCATAACGCCAAGTTTCACCCGCAGCATCGTTTTCAACTTTTAATGATAGTAATCTTCCTCTTGCTCTAGTGTCTACTTTATCAGTAGTGCTGGTTATTGTAAAGGGACCTAAAGGGGAACCTGTTTGAGTATCTGATGGATAATCGGATATAAATAAAGTTACTTTAGAATTACCTACTAAAAATTTATAGTCAGGCATAAATCTTCTCATAGACATAAATAATTCACCATCATCAATATCAAAATCTCCAGATCTTATAAAAGCATTAATTGAAGTTCTGCCCGAACTATTGACTTGATCTGTTCCTGTTTCATGAGCATAATACATACTTGCACCATATAAATTAGTAATTCCTAAAATACTTGAAAAAACAGGAGTACCTGTAGTTTCGTAATCGGTTGCGTAAGGGTTATTAAATACACCTTGATCTTGATAAGTGGTTCTATCAAGAGAAGAAGTGGTCCAAACATTTTCTTGGTAATTATATGTTACGCATCTATCAATTTGTTCCGATCCTGATTTTGGATAAAACCAATTTACTTCAGTATATAAAGAATTAGGAGAAGAAAAAACTACATCAGCGGAATCAAAATTAAGACCTAAGTTTCCATTTTGAGTAGTGAATACAAAGTCTTCAACTAAACATGGAAGAGCTTTTACTGTACCATCGTACATAAAAAACCCGCCTTCATTAGACATCCAATACACTGCGCCATTAACATAAGAAGCGGCGTGCTGTCCTATACAACCACAGTTAGTACCAACTTGTCTAACACTGAACGTAAAAGGTGGGCCTACAAATTGAATCGCATAAGCTGCAAGGTCTGTTAATACAAAAACATAATCTTTACCCTGTAAAGCTGCTCTTATTTGATTACCCGTATCTAATCTAAAAGTACCCGCAGTATTAGTAGCAGTAGGTAAATAAGTATTTAAATCTTCTTGGTTTGAGAATCTTACAAACATAGGATCTTGAGATGCAGAATTACCAATAGTTGTCTCAGTTCCAAAATGAAATAAGTGTCTATCTCTATCTGAAACTAATGTAAATCGAGTAGCTGTTGGATTGTTAGTGGTTGCAAATCCACTGGTAGAAGTAGAGGCTCTTACAGTTCTAGCATTAGACGCTCCAGCATCCCACGTAAAAGTTTTACCATCAAAAATAGTTGCAATTAATACTTCACCAAAATTATCAAGACTCCAGTTTCCTGGATCTAAAGTTACGCTACCTGTAGATCTTTCAGTGCCCCAAGTCTCATCTCCCCAAGAAGATGTTCCCCAACCATATCCTGCTGTCTGAATTGTTGGTCCAACTATAATATAAGGATTAACAGTTGCAGCTCCTGCTGCAGTCATGCCAGATCCTCCTTCATTTCTTACAGCTTGAACTGTAAACTTATCTACATCAGGAACAGTTAATATTTCATAAACTTTTTCTAATTCAGCTGTGGTATAGTCTGATGCGCCTGTAACAGTCACAGAAGACAAGGTTACATATCTTCCGACTTTTAGACCATGTGATCCTTTATTAACTTGTAATACATTTGATCCATTAACAGTTGTTAAGGTACATCCTGTTATAGCTGTATCTAAGGGAGTAATATCAAAAAAAGCATTACCATAATATAAAAATAAACCTTGAGAAGTTCCAATAGCAGCATAGCGTTCTCCTGCTAATGAAGTAAAAGAAATCTGTGCTCTAGCTGCGCCAGGTAAAGTTTCTTGAGCCACAGTAAGTTGTTCCCAACCTCCTATTTTTTCTGGCGCGGTATATCTAAAACGCACAAAATCTCCATCTACCCATTGTCCTGGAAGAGCGGAAGGTACGCTTTGTTTATTAAAACCAGCTGCAAAATTTACTTTTTTTAAGGCCATAATTGTACTATATATTAATTACTAATGCATGAAAAGAAAGAAATATATGCAGAAATAGACTTTAATCTATTAAAAAATTCTTTTAACAAAGAATGGTTAAATTTAGTGTCTGATATATATGTAGATCATGTAGGAGAATTATTTAATAACTATTTTAACGATCCAGGTTTATTTAAAGGAAGATGGGAAAAAGATAAAATTATTAAAGACGATGTTTTGTATTTTAATAAATTACTATACCCCCCAAATTACGCGATCTTAGACTATGTATTAAAAAATATTAATTTTTTTAAAGATAAAAATATAATAGACAATGGTTGTGGTTTTGGAATTTTATCTGTTTTTTTAGATAAGATTGGTATTAAGTGTTTTAATTATGATACCTTAGCTCATGGGGTTAAAATGGATTCATATAATAATTTTTTAAAAAAGATTAATAAAAAATTTAATAAGCAAATTAATTTAATAGAAACAGATTTTAAAGATAAAAAATTTGATGTTGTAATAAATTCTGGAGCCTCTTTAGATCACCCCAAACTTTTAAATTGCGGTTTATATTTATTGGATACAAAAAAAGAACCTGTATGTGCGGATATTAATTATAAACTAATTAAAAAATATAGACCTTTAGAAGTAAAGTCTAATTTTTAAAACATTCTGTTTGACAAAATATTAAACAATATGTTATATGTTATATTAAATGAAAGAAAAAATGAAAATTGAAGATGGAATAATGGTATTACACAATATCGTTGATAAAAAATTTTGTCAAATGGTAATAAATTATTCTAATAAAGTTTGTAAAGGTAAACTACCTACTGCTGGCGGCAGTCAAGATTATAGAAGAGTAAATGGACATATTTTAAGAGATACAAATGTAGGAGATAAGATTTATTTTCAATTAATAAATAATCAAATTAAAAATTTCTACAGCCATTATAAATATAGATTTCCTAGATTGATATCGAACGTTGTAAGTCAAGTGGATATATTGAAATATAATGTAGGAGGTAGGTATGATTATCACGTAGACTCTTCAGATTCAACTTATAGAAATATTAGTATCATTATAAATTTGAATGAAAATTATGAAGGAGGAGATTTACTTTTTTCAGATCAGTTTTTTAATGAGACTAAAAGAATACCTCTTAAAACAGGAAGTGTTGTTATTTGGCCTTCAAATTTTTTTTATCCACATAAAATAGAACCTATCACAAAAGGAAAAAGATATAGTATTATAGCATGGCTTGTATAAGAAAAGATTACAGATATAAATTAATTAAAAATTTCTTAAATGAAGAAGAATTAAATTTATCACAAAAATATGTAATACACAAATTAGATAAATTATCCTCGGCTAATATTTTCAACAACGATTTTTCTGTAGCTCCTTATTGTCTTGATTATAAACATGATGATTTTATGGAAGTTATTTTAAAATCAAAACTTTCATTAATGGAAAAAGAAACCGGATTAAAACTATATCCTACCTATGCTTATTGGAGATGGTATCCTTACGGAGCTGTTTTAAAAGCCCATAAAGACAGACCTGCATGTGAAATTAGTGTAACTGTTAATATTTATAAAACAAAAAATTGGCCAATGGTTATAAATAATAAAAAAATTGAAATAGAACCAGGTGAAGGACTTATTTACTTAGGAATAGAAGACAAACATTCAAGATTCGGATTTAATAAAGGAGAAGCATTAGCTCAATTATTTTTACACTATGTGGATAAAAATGGATTATTTCCTCACCATAAAAATGATGAGATTCTTAAAACAACAAATCAAGTATATAGTTTTGAAGACAAAGAAATTATAAAAAAATTAAAATATTAAATGATAAAAGAAAAAACAGTTAAAATAGAAAATTTCATAGGTATTTATGATAATTATATAACAGCAAAAGAATGTAATAACGCAATTAAACTATATGACAATCAAGATAAGTTTAATAATACAGTTAACAGAATGGGTTTTGAAAAAGTATCAGTATTACAAAAACAAGATCAACAATTTTTTGCAGCCTCTAATAATTTAGATATATGGTATGAAGATTTAAAATCTATAATAGTTAATTTTGAAATGGCCTTTAAACATTATATAGAAAACACTGGAGCAGGTGATGCTTATGGAGTTCCTTTTCATTTTACGTCTTTAAAAATTCAAAAAACATTACCTACAGAGGGTTATCATATTTGGCATATAGAGCATAATAAAGGATTTGATAATGAACCAAGAGCTTTTGTTTTTTCTATTTATTTAAATGATGTTGAAGAAGGTGGGGAAACAGAATTTTTACATTTTTCAAAAAGGATAAAACCCAAAACAGGTAGAATAGTTATTTGGCCCGCTGGATTTCCATATGTTCATAGAGGAAATTCACCTCTATCTGGTAAAAAATATTTATTAACTTCCTGGATGTTGTTAAGATAATTAAGTTTTTATAATATATACTACTGACAAATAGGGTTGAACAATAGAAGTTGCATCTCCTGAAAAAGTAGCACTCATATTATGAGAGTGTCCACCTCCACCTCCGGTAGAACCTGAATTAGCATTTGTTCTACCTAAACTACCACCTGCAGGACTTGCAAAATTTCCAGAAGGCACAAGACCTGGATGAGAGTGACTAGGTAATTGTGATGTACTTAAAGTTGCATTAGCTGTCGAACCACCAACGTTTCCTGTAGTAGTTGTTGTCGCTGCACCACCGGTTGAACCTAAAGCTTTGTTGTTTGATTTACCTAGAACTACTTTGTCTTGAATATCAGGTAAATTGAAAGTAGATGAACCATCACCTGCTCCATAGGTAGTGCCCACAATTGCAAATAAAGCTGCATAAGTAGATCTAGAAACTGCTGCGCCAGTGCATTCTAAAAATCCAGCGGGAATAGAAGCAGATGACCATTCAACAATAGTTGCTGTAGGAATCCCTTCAACACCTGTTAAATTTGCTCCTGAAAAATCGTATTTTGTTGCTTCGTAATTTGCCATTTTTTTCCTAAGTTTTTATAATATATATTATTGTTAAATAAGGTTGAATAACAGAGGTAGCGTCACCTGCAAAAGTTGCACTCATGTTATGAGAATGTCCTCCTCCACCGCCTGCACCACCTGTACCCCCATCATTACTATATGCACCACTGTAAGGCATTTCAGAATTTGAGGGAGCTCCAGGAGCTGAATTTTTATTAGCGGGGTGACTATGCGAAGCTAGTTGTGGACTACTTAAAGTTGCATTAGCTGTCGAACCGCCAACGTTTCCAGTTGATGTTACAGTGTTTGCACCACCTGTTGAGCCTAAAGCTTTATTGTTTGATTTTCCTATTGGAAGATTATCCTGTAAATCTGGAACGTTAAAAGTGCTCGAACCGTCTCCTACACCATAAGTTGTACCTACTATTGCAAATAAGGCTGCATAAGTAGACCTTGAAACTGCTGCACCATTACATTCTAAAAATCCAGAGGGGATAGATGAGTCTGACCATGGAATAATAGTTGCTGAAGGAATACCTTCAATCCCTGTTATATTTGATCCATCGTAATCGTATTTTGTTGCTTCGTAATTTGACATTTTTTCCTACGTTTTTATAATATATATTAAAGTTAAATAAGACTGAACAACAGAAGTTGCATCACCTGTAAAAGTTGCACTCATGTTATGACTATGACTTGAACCACCTCCTGCGCTGCCTGTACTACCAGGATTAACGCTTATTCCTGATGGATTAGCATTTAAATTTCCCGGTGTGTTTCGACTTCCACCTCCAACTGGGTGAGAGTGAGGTGCCATTTCAGGAGTTGTTAAAGAATGAGCTGCAGTTGAACCTCCAACGTTTCCTGTTGATTGAACTGTGTTTGCACCACCCGTTGAAGCTAAAGCCTTAGTTCCTGATTTACCCATGGCTGCATTATCTTGTAAATCTGGAACGTTAAAAGTAGATGAACCATTACCTGCTCCATAGGTTGTACCTATAATTGCAAATAATGCAGCGTAGGTTGATCTTGAAACTGCTGCACCATTACATTCTAAAAATCCAGCGGGAACAGAAGCAGATGTCCAGGGCACAATAGTTGCCGAAGGAATCCCCTCAATACCTGTAAGGTTTGCTGCACTGAAATCGTATTTTGTTGCTTCGTAATTTGACATTCTAATTATAAAATTAGAATTAAGAACTGTATGAAACTGGACGAGCTCCTAATCTAATTATTTTCTCCTCTGCGGTTTCACCATCTATATTGTTATTATCCCAATTAGATTGAAGGTTAATTAAATGAGTTGAATCCCATTTATCGATAAAGTCTTGAAAATTTCCTAAGTCGGCATCTTCCCAACTAGAATGAGAGGTCCCATCTCTGTATTCTACAGTATCACTTGGATTTGATGTTCCATATTGAATGGCCCAAATATTTGAAAATTTAGACTGATTCCAAAAAGAGTCATCATTAATAATATAGCCAGTCCCAGCAGCATCTCCTGTTTGTTTAACTATATTTTTATCCTCAAATATAACACTCCAGTTTGCATTTGTTGCCATACTATTTCTCCGTGTAAGTCCATCCTGTTGTAGCGTCTCCAGAATATACTAATCCAAAAGCAGCTCCTTGAGTATTAACTACAAGATCGGATGCTGCATTAGTTATATTAGAAGAATTTCTACCAACAGTTAATGCGTTAGAGTTAAAATCGTAACCTTGATCTACAAAATTTACTTGATCCCCTGCAGCCGGTGATGCTGGAAGAGTTATTGTAACTGCTCCTCCACTTGTATTTACTAAAAGTTGAGCTCCAGCTTGAACTGTTTCTGCTGCTGATACTGCTCTCCAATTTCTTTGTTCATGAAGTTTTACAACATTAGTTCCATCAGAATATAATGTGTAATTATTTCCTTCACATAAAAGTACACCTGTTCCAGATGCAGTTTTGAAAGTTAAAGTATTTCCAGCATGATTACATGCGTCTTGAACTTGGTAAGTTTTTTCAATTGAATTTGGGATACTAACAGTAAGGTTAGAAGCCAAAGTCCCTGTTAATTTAATAACATCATTTTTACCATTGGATACTGCACCATTAGTAAAAGTTAAAGATCTAGCAGCGTTAGTAATATTAAAAGTAGTAAAACCACCAATCGCTTGTTCTAAAATTAAAAGGTTAGTGTTAGTTATTTGTCCCCAAGTTCCTGAATTTTCTCCAGTTGCTTGTACTGTAAGTTTTAAATTTGCTGATGTTGAATTCGCCATATTAAATTCCTTATATCGTTTATTTTATTAAAATAAAGAGTTAGTGTCAAACTCTTTATGCAACGACTTCTCTCCAACCTGGAGGGTCTATTGGAGCGGAACCGGTATTTACTTCGTTCCAGATAAGAGCATTACCACTTCCTACTGTTGTAGTCAACCCAAAACCATTGAAAGTTGCGGTAGCATTTGTAAATGCAGATACTGAAGCAACCCTTGCTAACAGAGGATTTCCAGTAACATTTACTTGTTGATTTAAGTCTACTGTTACGCTTCCTAAAGCTGCAGACATTGCTATACCTGTTGGAACAGGTAAAACATCCCCTTGCATTCCAAGAGTACCTAAAGTACCTATCATGAAATTACCTGTGAGTGCTGCATCAGGTGCAGGGTCAACAACACCTAAAGTTAATTGAGCTACGTTTAAAGTATTTGCAACAATAGTTGCATCACCAGTAATTTCTGTTGGAGTTCCTAAAGCTGCAGTCATTGCAATTCCAGAAACATCTGCTTGAACAGAACTACCCGGTTCACCCCAGTCATTATCTCCCCAACCAAGTCTACCCCAACCTGCTAGGTTAAAGGCTTCAACAGTTCCAAGTCCCATAGAAGCTGCAACACCTGTAGGCATTGCATCAGGACTAGCATCAACTGCTCCTAAATTAGTTGTAAGTGGAATACCTGTTGGTGAAACTTCAGCTAAACCAAAAGCGGTTACGCTTCCAAGACCTGTTGTTAATGTTTGATTGTTATTTGTGGATGGACCTGTGTTAGCATCAGCTGTTGTAGTAACACTTCCTAAACTAGATGTTGTAGAAATTCCTGTAGGAATAAGAGTTCCTCCAATACCCCAACCTTGAAGACCCCATTCTTGTCTACCCCAACCTAAATTAATTTCTGTTGTGCTTGACTCGTCTCCGAGTGTTGCCGACATGCCAAACCCTGTAGGGATAACTGTTGGATTAGCATTATCTCCCCATTGGTTTTGACTCCAAGAGCCAGTATTCCAAGTTCCTGTTGCCATAGGAGGTTACCTCCTATTTAACCAGAGATTCTTAAAATCGCTGCTGTTGATGTTGGTGCTGGAAACTGAACTGTAAACGTACCTGAAGTAGCTGTTTTATCTGCTCCGAAATCTAAAACACAAACTGCAGAGTTAGTAGTCGCAGATGATGTGTTGTAAATTAAAGCTCCTCTTGCTGTCAACGTAACGTTTTGAAACGACAGGTCAGCAAAATCTGCTCTTGCAACACCCGCTGTTAAAGAAGTTGGCGCGTTAACGAGTGCACCACCACCAGCTGAATAGTTTGCTGATGTAACTTCGTTAGTTGGTGCAGAAGTTAATAGAGAAGTTGTTGCTGAGTTAAGAGTAGCTGAAGAAGTATAAAGAGCTAACTTATATTTATCACCACCAGATTGTTTAAAATTTGAATCACCTTCTAGTAGTAACTTTTTAAAGTTGTTTGCAATCGCTTGTGTTATAGCCATAGTTTTCTCCTTACTGTTTTCCTATTCGAGGAACACCTGCTTGGTATTCATCTCGTCTTCGTCTTCCCATTTGTTCTATTGAGAATCCTTTGACTGCTTCGACATATTTTTTATCATATAACTGGAGCATGTCAACGGGTCCTTTTAAAAATCCGTAAGCCTCGACTAGGCAAGCATACAATAAGCCGTTGGGAAATTCGGTGCTTAAGTATGTAGTGGTATTTGTACTCGATAATCCAGTTGGTTTCAAGATATAATTTAACTGAATGGTATAAGTTGCGTTTGGTGTTGGGGCCACTACTATTCTAGTTTCGTCCCAGTTGCTGTAATATTTTGGCACCCCAGTGGCTGCTGCAGGATTAAATTCAGACATAAAGCTTGTGTCTCTAAACTGTAAAAAATCTCTGTTTTGATCTGTGCTTCCATCCGCTAAATCTGAATCTACAATTTGAGCGGATCTTATGATTAATAAACCTGGTGGTACGTCTATAAACCTAGTAGACGCTATTAAGTTAGCTGTAACATATTTTCTATTATTATCAGAATCTACTTCTCTTAAAATTCTAAATTCTGCGTCTTGAATAAATCCATTCAAAATAGTATCAGTAAAAACATTTGCTCCTACCTCTGTGTAGTCTATAATTTTTTGTTTTAATTCGTCGTATGTCATGCTCTATCATTAACAGGTCCAGCTAAACATTGGAACCCGCCTCCTGTTTCTGTGCTACTCGCAGCACTGATTAAGTTAAAAGTAAAACTGTTAAATTCTGTAACAGTTGAAGGTTGACCCGCTTGTGTAACTACGGTTGGAACCATCGTTACTGCATAAGCACTGTAAACTTTTGCTCCACTTGAGTGTTCACCTGCGGGTGTGTTTTTGGGAGTCTGTCCTCTGAAAGGAGCAGCTGTTCCTCGAACACAATTCGATAAAACGTTTCCTGTATTTCCATTATAGTAAATAGTTTCCGTTTCAAACAATCCAGATGTTGAATTTACTTTTTCAATTGCAATATATCCTTGACTAGGAAAAGCAGATGAGTCTGTTAAAGTAATTGAAGTAGCTGTTGCAGTGATGTCACCATTTAAAGTAGTTTCTAATTGTAAAGTAGAAATTGCAACTCCACCTACAACATTTTTTACGTCATAAAATCTAATAAAGTCTCCGGTTTGATAACCACTAAAGGGAAAATTAACAGATACTTGAGTTGAAGAGTCAGTCATCGTAAATGGATTTTTTGGTAAAAAATCTGTTGTTGGAAATTCTGTTCTCGCAGGTCTTGGATGCATTAATCCTTGAGGATCTGCAGTGTAAGGTTTAGGTTCTAATTGTGGTTGTTTAGGTTCATACTCAGAAGTATGTACTCTTGCACCATTCCACTCTTTAACCATTTCAGTGTATGGATATGCCAGACCGGATCGGTCTGAAATAAATAATGCGTGTTTTCCTCTTGCTGTGTTACCCATAATTATATACTCGGAAAGTAAGTTTTAGGAGAAATGTAAACACTAGCTGAAGATCCATCTTCTTCTAGAGCTCTAGCCAATTCATCCTCGTAGATTAATTTTAATTCTTGTATTCTTGGTTGTGCATATTTCATAGCTAAGTAATAACTTAAACCTGCAACCATGCAAGGTACAAATCTATATGGTACGTCTGTTGCATTACTATAAGCACCTGCATCTTGAATTCTTTTTTCATAATAAAAATTTATAACATCTCCATTTTGAGTAGAACTTGGAGTCAGATAAATTGTTATTAAAACATGGTCAATGAATCTTTGAACAAAGTATTGTGAGGGTTGACCTGTTGAAGTTTTATTAGATAAAGCCTGGTATTGAGATCTATTTATTTTTTCTAAAGGAGAATCCACATTAGAACTATTTCTAAAAGAACATTCTAAAATTTCTGTAGCTTGATTAACAAAGTTAGTTATTGCGGCTCCATCTGAGTGAGTGGCTGCAGTAGTTCCATTAACTCCACGAGTTACCCCTGTAAGCTCTAAATCACTAAATCCAGTGTAAGAAATGTTTTCAGATCCTACATTAATTGTTCCTGAATCAGGCATACGATCTTTAGATGCAATTGTAATTCCAGCGGTTGCAGTTGTAGTGGCTATGGCTGCAGTTAGGGTAGATGTAACTCCGTCAGAATTACCATCAGATGTTGCTCTAAAAATTTTATATTCGTTTTTATTTGTTGCTAACGTAATATTAGTATTCGCTACTTCCCAAAAATGAAGTCCTCTATTACCCCATTCTTGAAACATTATGTTTAGCGATCTTCGAGCAGTTTTTAAATTATAACCGCTCATGTCAAATTGACCGAGTCTGTTATAAGACTCTTCAATTATCTCATCGATCGAAAACGTTTTGTCAAACGTTGTAGTGCCCGAAGTAGTGTTGGCCATGAGCTTACGCTCCTGTAATAGTTAGTGTAACACTGCCGTCTGCACCGGTAGTTTGTGTCAAGGTTGCGCAAATTCCATCTTTAAAAAGAATTCCAGAACCTGGAACGTATACCTGTAAACCTTCAGTTTCAAATTTGTAAGTTGCTTTTAAATTACCTGCTGCAGCTCCACCTGTTGTAGCTGAATCATGTAAAAGTAAAACAGAACCTGCTTCACCTCTACCTTGAATAGAAGTAACTCTAGACCTAGCTGCTCTTAAAACAGAAATCGCACCTGTAGTTTTATTTAATGTTGTTTGATCTGATTCCATATTTTCTCCTAAAATTTACATGTGGGGCCGAAGCCCCACACTAATTATTTATTACGTATCGCTAAATGGTGTAACAATAGTTCCTGATCCTAAAATCAAACTATTATGCACCAAGTATTGATCATTTTCTAACGCTGTAACTTGAATTACAGATCCAACAATTCCACCTGTTGTAGTACCATTCATAGATAAAACATCATTAGAAGCTCCTGGAAAGAAAGCTTTTTTAGCTCCATTATCCACTGCAATCATAGCTGCACCTGTGAATTTATCCACACCATCAGTTACAATTTGAACATCAGTTGCAGTTGTATCTACATAAAAGTAAAAACTTGCACCAATGTTATTTAGATTGTTGTAATCTGTAGTGCCTGCAGTTGCTCCATTAGCATTTGTATTGATTGATGGTAAAGTAAAGATACCATCCGCGTCTTGTGTTAATAAGATTCTTCCTGCGTGAGCATTTACAGTTAATGAAGTATTAGCTGTTAGTGCCACAGTTGAACCTGGTCCAGTACCTATAAAGCCATTTTTAGAAATGACCGGTCCTGAAAACGTAGTATTTGCCATATTATTATCCTCCTAGTTATTTGAATATCGTCTCTAGGCCGTCGACTATACGCGTCGATATTCAATTTATGTATAGTGTGTTTTTTATATACTAGATTTAAGTAGAGTGCAAGAGAGCCTGTAATGTGGAGTGGATTTTTCCAACGATGTAGCTTTTTATTAAGTAGCTACAGAAACTTCAGGAGCAGCGCCTTCTACAGCATTTTGTCTATGGGCAATAGCTGCTTCTTCCAGCTTGATCTTTGTAATGACCTCTTTAACTTTGTCATCAATTCTGACCATTTCAAGAGTGTATCTGTTATTATCCAGATGCTCCTGTTCCCACTTCAACTCCAAGGACCTTTTTGCTTTGTATAGGTCTTGTATCATTTATAACCTCTTCAAAAGTTATTCTATTAATCCTAGAATCATAATTGTTTCCAAGATCTTCCCATTTTATACTATTTTCTCCTAGCTTGTCAAGTATGGCTAATTCTACAGCTTTTGCATTATCTTCAGCTAATATTTCAAACTTAGCATGATGATTGTACGCAAAGATATTAATGAGAAGTTGTTTCATAGGTTTATCTTTCTTATTTCTTAAATGAGGCGGGATTGTGTCCCGCCTCAAAATTATCTATTAACTGATTCCAGGAGAACCGAAAATTCCTCTAAAGTCAGAAACACCAAATTGGTATCTTTCTCTAGCTTTGAATCTTAAGTTTCCAGTATCGAAGTCACCTTCCATAGCTGTTTTGATTGGTGTTCTAACGAAATGTTTCATTCCGT